TGAGAGTTAAAGTTATAATGCCTTTCAAGGACAAGTATAAAAAGGTTGTCTATCAGAAAGGACAGGACATTGAAGTAACCCAGGAGCGGTACGAGGAATTAACCTCGGCCGCTTCTGGCCCTTTTGTGGAGCCGGTTGATGGCGATAAGGAACCGGAGGAAAAGCCGGAAAAGAAGCCAAAGGCAAAGGTTGCCAAGGCTAAGAAGTAGGTGATAATATGTACCTACCAGCAGGGCTGCTAGAGGACGTAAAAAACTATTTGGATATAACCTGGGATGACCCCGAGGGCGACGAAAAGCTCTCGGGGATAATTGCCCGTGGTATGCAATATTTAAACAAGGTTGCCGGAGCAGAGTTGGATTATATGGAAGAGGACAAGCCTCGAGAACTGCTTTTTGACTATTGTAGATATGTTCGTTCCAATGCCCTGGATGAATTTCAAATTAATTACCAGCATGAGTTGCTAGCATTGCAAATTGAGTATGAGGTGAAGGCTTATGCCGCAGCGCAGGAATCAGATAACTCAGACGTACAATGATGGGATATGCCAGATATGCGAAGTTACAAACATTGCTGAACCCGGAGAAATGCCAGAGGATGGACTAAAAGAAAAAGTGAAGCTCAGATACGAAGAGCGAACTGTCGGCATGAACCGGTTTTGGACAGCTATGCAGGCTCATGCAAGGATTGACATGTTAATCCGGACACCGCGAATACGCAGCATAAACAACTTTGACGTAGTTGTGCTTCCGGATGGCGAACAGTACCAGATAAAGCAGATCCAGTATCCAAAGGACATTGAACCGCCATCAATGGACCTGTCATTAACCAGGCTGGAGACAAAGTATCCGATTGGTGGTGATGACGGATGAAGGACTTGACCGCATTCAGGGATTTGCTCCTGGAGGCTGATCCCAAAGCAACAAAATTCAAAGGCGCTGGCGGCGATAATTACACTGTCTGGACTCCGTACTCACCAGACAAGACTATGTCGGATAACGAAGAAGAGGATTTTACCTGGCGCATCCAGGTAGACAGATTCACAAAGTCCGACAATGATTCGATTGCAAAAGCTATATATGACAAATTAACTGAGGCCGGTATTCCTTTCGAGTACGAAATAGATTTCGAAGAGGATACCGGCTATATTCATCACATTTTTGATTGCATATTTTAGTTTTAAGAAAAGGAGAGGATGATTTATATGGCAGGTACTACTAATAGCTATGTAGGAAAGCCGATTGGAGCAAGGAAACTGACTTGGTTTCCGCTGATAGAGGATCCTGAAACAGGAAAGGCAACGTATGGGGAACCAGTGAAACTGTCCCGTCTAATCAATATCACTGTAACTCCTGTGTTTGCAGAAGGAGTATTGGAGTCTGATGATGGAATAGAGGATGACTTGGCATTGATTGTCGCGTATGATGTAACAATAAATGCTTCTCAGCTTACGGATGAAATTAGAGCAACGTTGCTTGGACATCAAATTGACAGCGGAGACGGTATGCTTGTAACAAACACAGATGTAGCTCAGGAGGGAGCTCTTGCATGGGAGGAATTGCTTTCAAAGAAAGATCCTTCCGAACCGGATAAATACAAGAAAGTAATACTTTATAAGGGCAAATTCCGCGAATTTGCTGAAACTGCAGCTACTATGACACAAGGCGGAGTCACCTTCCAGACTCATAACTTAACAGGAAGATTTGTCAAGAGGAATGACGGACATATTAAGTATTCCATGCGCGAAGATTCTCCCAATGCTGATGCAACGAAGCTGGCTGCATGGTTTGATTCGCCGCAAGAATACGGTGACACGGGGACGGGGACTTAATGTGAGTCACTGAAAGGGGGCCTACAAAGGGGCGGCTTGCTTGCTGCCCCTTTTAATATTATGAGCAATATTGAAGAATTACAAGATTTATATCCTTTTGAAAACTATGCTGCTTTTGATAAAGTGCGGAAACTGAAATGGTGTAATAACACAATCCTATATGCGGTTGAATACTTTCGGATTGTTTATAAAGAAAAAATGGATTATGATCTGATAATCAAGGAATTGAGAGATGGAAAAATACGGGCTGTTATAAGCCTTTTATATGGTGCACTAAAAGCGGCTGATAAAAGAGTGGACATTATGCTTTTTGGACGTATTTATAAAAATGACAACCTTCAAGAGTATATTGATGCGGTTGTAGAAGGCTTAGAAGCATATCTACCTGAACCGGAAATACAGGATCACGGAAAGAATCTGGATGAAGATTGGCCAGATACCCAGTCAGAGATAAAAAAAAAGGAATTATCGAAAAAACGGACTGGGGTTTTTGGTTTTGGTTCGCGAAAACGAAAGCAGGGTTAACATTGGAAGAATTCGGCGAAACGACACAAAGGGCACTTATGATCATGTATAAGCGCTACATGAAAGATAGAGGAATAGACATGTACCGTGAAGATGATGGGAGCTGGTTATAATGGCCAGATTTAGGACAGAAGGACTGGATGAGCTCATAGAAGACATGGCCAGAATGGAACTGACCACAAGCGAATTAGCCGAAGAGATGCTTTTTGCCGGCGCAGAAGAAGTGAAAAAGGCCTGGAAATTTTCTGCAGAATTGCATAGACACAGAGATACCGGTGACATGATCAAATCCATCGATTATTCGCGAAGGGTACGAAAAATAGGCGATCTAAAAGAAGTTGACATATATCCACAAGGAAAGGATAGAAAAGGAGTAAGAAACGCAGAAAAAGCTTTCGTGTTGCACTATGGTACATCAAAATTACCAGCATCGCATTGGGTAGATGATGCAGATGAAATGGCTGGTCCAATGGTTGAGGAAAGATTAACTAAAATGTTTGATGAATGGCTAGAAAAACATGGCATGGGTTGAGGTGGTTAAATGGCAACAAGAACAATAAAAACAATATTTGCATTAGACGGCGAAACTAAATATAGAGATGCAATAAAAAGCATTAACAAGGAACAAGCCCTTTTACGCGCAGAACTTAGAGCAGTCACCTCTGAATTTGATGCATCGGGAGATGCGCAAAAGAAACTATCAGCCCAGGCTGAGAGTCTGACCAAACAAATTGAACTGCAGAAACAAAAAATTGCTGAAGCTCAAAATGCAGTTGAGCAATCTACTAAGATATATGGTGAAAATTCAGATACTACTAAGCAATATAAAATTGAGCTGGCTAATGCCGAAGCACAATTGGGAAGACTGCAATCAGCCCTGGCAAAAACCAACGAACAGCTGATATTACAAGAAAGTCGTATGAAAAAAGCCGGCGATTCTCTTGAAAGCGCCGGCAAAAAAATGCAAAATTTCAGCGATAAGGCGGGGAAAGTTGGTAATACATTATCTGCAACCATAACTGCACCTATAGTAGCTGGAGCTACTGTTGCAGTAAAATCAGCTATGGACTTTGAGTCTGCTTTTGCTGGCGTCCGCAAGACAGTGGATGCCACAGAAGAACAGTTTGCAGAGCTAGAACAGGGCATCAGGGATATGGCCAAAGAGGTACCCGCCTCTGCTGCAGCTATTGCAGAAGTAAGTGAAGCTGCAGGCCAACTTGGAATAGAGACCGAGAACATTCTCGGATTCACTCGTGCAATGATTGATTTGGGAGAGTCCACAAATCTTTCAGCCACCGAAGCAGCTGAAGTATTAGCTCAATTTGCCAATGTCACCCAGATGTCACAGAAGGATTTTGACCGACTGGGCTCAACTATAGTTGCTCTTGGTAACAATTTTGCAACCACTGAAAAAGATATAGTTAATATGGCTCAAAGATTAGCCGGTGCAGGAAAACAAGTTGGAATGTCTGAAGCAGAAATCATGGCTCTGGCAACAGCATTGTCAAGTGTTGGCATTGAAGCGGAAGCCGGTGGATCGGCTATGTCGAAAGTGCTTATCAATATGCAGCTTGCAGCGACAGTAGGGACCAAAGCAAACAAAGTTATAAGTAAAACCGGTATGAGCTTAAGAGATCTGCAAATGCTGGCTGATCAGGATGCAAAAGCCTTTAAGGCAATGGCAAATAGTATGGGTTATACTGCAACCGAATTCAGACAGTTTGTAGATGCCTCCGCATCTTTAGAGGCGTTTGCAAAAGTTACCGGAACAACTGCAGAACAGTTTAAGCAAGCTTATGAGGAAGATGCGGTCGGCGCACTGCAAGCATTTATAGAGAGTCTCGCTACTGCAAACGAGCGCGGTGAGGATGCAATTGAAATCCTTACCGATATGGGTATTACTGAAGTCCGTATGCGTGACGCTCTGCTTAGGTCAGCTGGCGCCGGGGATATTTTAGCTGAATCAGTTGCACTTGGCAACAAAGCATGGGAGGAAAACAACGCTCTTACAAAAGAAGCAGCACAAAGATATGAAACCTCAGAATCAAAAATGAAAATAGCTAAAAACACCATGCAGGATGCTGCCATTACTATTGGGCGGCAATTACTACCGCCACTGGCTGATTTAATGAAAAGCGTCGCAAGCTTGGCTGAACGGTTTGGCGAGCTTGAGCCAGAACAACAAAAAACAATCCTTACTCTGGCTGGTGTGGCAGCAGCTATGGGTCCGGTCATAAAGACCACGTCCACATTGACCGGAGGAATAGGAAAAGCTACAGAAAGTATAGGAAGTTTTCTCAAGAGATTAGCAGAAAAAAAAGCAGCGGAAGAAGCGGCCAAACTGGCCACAGAAGGAATGTCTGGTGCAGTTGGTGCCCAGGCGTCCATTTTAGGACCTGCTGCAATCGCTGTCGGTGCTCTGACGTTGGCAGTAATCGGATTAAACGCTGCTTATCAAGAGGGAATACGACCGGCTAAAGAAGCAGGAGAAGCAGCGGAATCTTTTGTAGAAGGCATAGCGAAGTGGCATGAAGGTGTAGATCAGGCCACTTCCGCGTTACAAGGCTTCAATATGGAAACTATAATAAGCAATGAGAAAATGTCCGAACTGGAAGATGGAATACGTACCGCTCAAGAAAATATACTAAAAATTGCTCAAACTGCTGCAGAAGAGTCAAGAAAATATACTGAAGAAGAACGACAACAAATAGAGGAATTGGTCGGCTTGATCGCCGATTATACAGCGAAAAAAGTTGAAGCCTATCAGCAACAAGCTGAAGTAGTGCAGGCAATGGCTACCCGGGAAAGGGACATCACAATAGAACGAGCTTATGAGTTAATAAAGGCAGCTGAAGAAGCGAGGGAAGAAACTCTTACTATTGCTCAAGCAAAATACGCAGAGCAAATTGCGCTCGCAGAAGAAATGTATGGGCACTTAGGCGAACTTGATAAAGAAGCTTATGATGAAATGATAGCCAATGCTCAAAGAGAATATGATTTACATGTGTCTAACGCGGATAAAACATACGGAGATACTCTGGCCATAATCCAGCAAAGCTACATTGACCAAAATGAAGAAGCTAAGCAGCATTTAGAGCGAATAGCTGAAATTACTGAAGAACTTAACAGCCTGGAAACAAGGAAAAGTGAATGGTTAGCACAAAAAGTAAAGGAACGAAAAGAGCAACTCAAAACAGAGACTTTATCAACACAAGAACAGGCAAGACTAACTGCTGCTGCTGAGGCATGGGCAACGGATGAAAGAACAAGATTACTTGAAGAGCTGAAAGATGCATATAACAGTGCACAAAAGAACAATGCAGATGCATGGATTGGGATGGCGGCTCACGCAGAATTATATGGTGGAAGAATAAATGATGAAACAAAAGAACTTGCTACCAGCTTTATAGATAATATAGAACATTTGCCGAAAGACTCTAAGGATATTATGGCTGACACCATGAAAGGCATGACAGATGAGATGGAAAAAAAGGAGCCCACGCTTTTCCAAAAAGCTTCTAACATAGCTAATGGGATTCTTAATAACTTGCGAAGGGCTTTTGATATTCGGTCTCCATCTCATAAAATGCAAGAAATAATAGAACAGTTTTTCGCTGGTGCAGATAAGCCTATACAGGAAGCTGAGAAAAAGTTGCCTGAAAAAGTAGGCAAGATAGCTAATAACGTTTTGACTGAAGCATCTAAGATGTCAGAAGCAAGCAGTTATTTAGCAAATAGAGCTTCCGGATTAAAGTCAATACCTATTACTACAGCTAGTGTTGAAAAACAGATTGATAATAGCATAATTACCGAATTGAAATCAAACATAAAAGGTTCTAATGCTGATTCGCCGATTACTATAAATATTGAAAACATGAATGTTCGGGATGAATCTGATATACACAAAGTAGCATTTGAACTTCACAAATTACAACGACAAAAGCAAAGGGGGTTAGGTAGACATGACCTTTAATGATATTAATATCTCGGAGATTGCAAAAATACTGAGAGTGCGTCATACACTGCTGCCCCCTATATTCAATCTTGCGAAGAGGATTCCAGGGCAAAATGGGACTAAACATATTCGCACGGAGTTGGGAGAAAGATTCATTGATGTGGAGCTTGGAGTGAGGAAGGCAAATAAAACTGAGCTAAGAGAATTCTGCAGAAATCTTGCTGGAATTTTATATACGGAAGAACCTAAAAAACTTTATTTACGAGACGAACAAGATAAGTATTATTTGGCCAAACTCAACGGAAGCACTCCTATCTCAGAATTTCACGGCTTAGGTAGAGTTACTTTGCAATTTTTATGCAGTGATCCGCTTGCATACGGTGAACTTAAGACATTAACAAATATATCAGGCAATACGTTAATAAATAACGGCACCTATCCGGCAAAAGGCATAATAACAATTACAATGGCGGATGCAGCTGAAGATCTAGAAGTAACTCTCCTGAATACAGGAGAGTTTTTATATATAGCTGATGATTTTGTAACTGGAGACATTGTCGTAATTGATCTGGAGAATGAATATATCACTAAGAACGGATATTCAGCTATGTCTAGTCTTTATTTAGAAAGTGATTTTTTTGATCTGCCGGTTGGGGAGTTTGAAATAACCGTGAGTAATGGAACAGCTAAATTGGAGTTCAGAGAGAGGTGGCTGTGATGAAGTTCCTATTGTTTGACCGTACTGAAACTTTTATTGGTCATCTGAAGGATGTATTATCTGCTCGCCACTCGGAAGAAATAAATGGGGAGGATATACTGGAGTTAAACACCCTAGATACTGTCGAAAAAGGCCAAAGGATTTTATATAAAGATAATCAAGGATATTGGCATGAGTTTATTATAAGAGGCGTGGATGAAGTTCATGACGGGCAAACAGTTACAAGAACTGTGTTTGCTGAGTCTTCTTTTTACGAAACTATTGGCGATTATGTGGAAGACAAGCGGCCATATAACGTGCCGGCAAATATAGCATTAGAAAATGCTTTGCTTACTACCCGCTGGGAGGTTGGCATAGTTGATGACTTAGGGCTCAACAGTACAAATTTCTACCACATATCCGCAAAAGAGGCAGTGCAAAAGGTAGCCGAAACATGGCAAGGGGAATTAAGATATCGAATAGAGGTTAGTGGCAACAAGATAACGGGTCGATATGTTGATTTACTGGCAAGTAGAGGGCAGGACCTAGGTAAAAGGTTTGCTTATACCAAAGACCTTATATCTATTACAAAAACTGTGCATAGAGATGATGTTATAACTGCTCTTTATGGCTATGGAAAAGGAGAAGAAATAGTAGACGAAGAAGGACAACCTACTGGAGGATATGGCAGACGCATAACTTTTGGTGAGATAAATGGCGGTAAAAACTATGTAGAAAACAATGATGCAAGGTTGGTTTGGGGTCGGCTTAACCCAGACGGCACAAGAAGCCATGTATTTGGTAAGGTGGAGTTTGATGACTGTGAAGATCCGGAGCAGCTGCTCCAACTAACCACAGCAAAGCTGGAGGAACTATCACAGCCCATCATATCATACGAAGCATCCGTTATTGACCTCAAGGCCTTTGGCATAGAGCATGAGGGCGTGGAGCTTGGCGACACAGTAGGTGTAATCGACCGGGAATTTAGACCGGAGCTCCGGCTTAAGGCGAGGGTAGTAAAGGTAACTAGAGATTTGCTGGAACCAGAAAATACCATGATTGTGCTGGGTAATTTTATTCCCTCCGTTGTTGACAGCTGGAACGAACAGGAGCAATATATAAATAATTTCCGAAGCAAGCAGGGGGTATGGGATCGGTCAAATATCATAAATGATGATGGAACAATTAATGCTCAATTCTTAAAAAATTTAGTAGATGAACTAAATACAAGGATGAATGCCTTAGGCGGATATGTTTACCTTTCGGAAGACGGGAAGGGTCTAATAACCTACGACAAGCCTATAGACCAAAACCCAACCATGGCTATACAGTTGTTAGGCGGGGCTTTCCGTATAGCTAACAGCAAATTACCCAATGGCGAATGGAATTGGCGAACCTTTGGTGACGGTAACGGTTTTGTAGCAGATGCTTTTATAGGTGGTCTGCTAAAAGGAGGTAAGGTACACTTTGATCTGACAAACGGGACATTGCTAATAGGCGATAGCGTGGAAGATTATGCCTTGTTTTGGGACGGCAGCAAATTAAATATTAAGGGAGCATTGCATATAACTCCCGAAACCACATGGGAACCCGTTGAGGAATATACTTTAAATCGATACGCAGAAATGACATTACAAGAGATCATTGACACATATGGAGGTGGTTCATAATGGCTATATATAAGCCAAGCTTACTGGATAAATTCAAGGATTTTGTGAACGGTCTTAGATCAAACTGGGATCAGTATGAGGACCATGTAACAGATTTTGAGTCGCATTTGGCAGAAAGTGTGTCGCAAGTTGGTGGAGTTCATGGGTTGGAAGTTGAGGAAGGGACATTTACACCATATTTTGATTTGACACCAGAAGACACAATAACTTATTCTCAACAAATTGGAAAATATATAAAGGTAGGAAATCTAGTACATTTATCGGTTAGATTAACTCTCTCTTCTGTTAATGTAGCAAGTGGAGGAAATCTCCTCATTAGGGGATTACCATTTGCAGGGACACCAACTCCTGTACCAGCAAGCTTTGTTTTCGCTAATCTAAATACTGATGGTGTAGGGGTCGTACAAGGGAGTATTGCAGCAGATTATATAGGATTACAATGGATTAACACAGGTGGAGGCTCTTTTAAAAACGTATCGAAAACTGCGTTAAAAAGTAACACTGATTTCAGGGCATCTTTAACTTATAAATTGGATTAGGAGGTATTTATAATGAAGATTACATTAGATATGCTAACACAAGATAGTGTAAGTATTAAAAAACAACAATATACAATGATAGATGGAAAACAATATGCAATAGGTGAACCTTGGAGAAGAGCATATGTAAATAGTATTAGTGGTCGGCAACAAGTAGAAAATGAAGTTGAAGAACCATATAAAACTATAATATTCATGATGTGGGGAGATACTCCAACAATAAATGAAGAAGATATTTAATGCACATAAGGATAATAAAGCGTCGTAAGCCCTTTATTATTTGCTTTGCGAAACAAAAGCAGGTATCTAAATTTTGAAGCTATCTTGCACAACGAAAAACCACAGTGCTTATAGTTTACAGGATGTTGAAGGTTAAGGTAGGTGATTAAATGCCCATATTATTACAATTAGCGCAGTCATACAGCAATCCGGATGATATCAACTATAAGCTGGCATACCTGAGGGAGCAGGTGGAGCAGCAACTTCTCAACCTAGGCGACCTGGCATACGAGGACCAAGTTCAGCTGGCCATGCTGGGAGAGACAATCATTGTGGGGGGATATTTGCGGACGGAATTGATAGCTGCTAAAAGCATTTTAGCTGAACACCTGAACGTAGACTCTCTATCTGCTATAAGTGCTAATTTGGGTGAGATTACATCTGGCAAAATATCTGGCACAACCATCAGTGGATTAAGGTATTTACTCGATGGCAATGGATTTTCGTTGAAAGATGAAAACAATGAAGTCTTAATCACGCCAGCAGGCATATTGGATACCAATAATATTAATAGAAGTGATAATGTAGCTAATGGCTATCCTTTAATTATAAGATTTTACATTGATGACCAAGTTAATTTTATAGATAAGGTATTTTTAAGACTAACAAATGAGAATTTTAGGGCTTATTCCACGGGGGCAGCAAGTGGTGGCGGAACTACTTCAGGTCCTAGTAGTTCAAGTACCACATCTTCCACAAGCCAGGAGTCAAGAACTTCAGGCGCTAGCAGCTCAAGTACCACGTCTAGTGGTGGTAGTTCGACTAGAACATCGAGTAGTTCAGGAGGTTATTCTAGCTCTACCGGCACAAGATGGTCAGGATCACAGACTGCTATAGTTACTGGCGTAGACTATCCTGCTGGCGGCAGCTATCCTAACAATCATGTTCACTCATTTATACTTGATAAAATATCTCATAACCATACTTTTTCTGTTCCTAATCATACTCACACTGTCGATATTCCGGATCACTCTCATGGTATGAGTCATACTCATACCTTTACCATACCCGGTCACTCTCATGGTATGAGTCATACTCATAATATTCCAAACCATACTCATGGTATTACATATGGAGTATATGAGAATGATGTTACCAACAACACTGTAACAATTTACGTTGATGGTGTGCAACGAGCTTCTACAAGTAGCAAAGATGCAAGCGTCAATTTGTCCTCATGGATTACAACAAAGGGATGGCACACTGTAGAGTTAAGAAGCACGGTATTAAAAAGAATAAGTGCAGGATTGTTTATTAAATCTTATATACAGAGGTGAGAAAATGGCTTTAGAAAAAGAAATAATGACCGATGTTGGAATACCTGCTAACTTTTGGCTAGTAGCTAAAGTAGACATAGACAAAGTGGCAGAGCAGGCACTTATAACAATGTATGGTTACATGAACAAAGAACATAGTGATGCAAATAATGGCTATCTATCAAGGATATTCATAAACGTCTATCCAGAGGAATTCCTTGAAACTTTTACATTGGATAATTTGAACAATAAAAATCCTTATGAAATCTCGTATGGTATTGCGAAAACTAGAGAAATGTTTTTAGGTTCAAAAGATGTTATCTTCGATGAAAATGGTAACTTGGTTAGTGATGAATAATAGGTATATAAAGCGTCGTAAGCCCTTTATTATTTGCTTTGCGAAACAAAAGCAGGTATCTAAGTGCAAAGAATGAAATTTTTTGTAGGGGGAAGAAATGATGAAACTAAAAGAATTCGACATAACACTTGATATAAAGAAACCCTCTCAAGTGCCTCTTTATGAGGTTGTCGTCGGCGACTATGAAACTAACATCTATAATATAAAACTAGAGGATGATGGACAACCTTACCCGCTAGAGGGTCTTGATGTGGAGATAGCATTTGCCAAGCCGGATAGGACTACTGTGGTACAAGACAAGACAAATGGAGTTGTAATAGACGGCGACACCATAAAGTGCACCCTTGCATCTAACACTATAGCGGTATCAGGCACAGTATATGCCGAGGTGAGAGTGCTACAGGATACAAAGGTGCTGACGTCGCCAAGATTTAGGTTTTATGTAAGGTCTCCGATTTTGGATGATAAGACAATCGCAAGCAGTAACGAATTTCCTATGCTAGTACAAGCCTTGGAAGATGCAAAGGGAGCTGCTGAATCGCTCCCTGAAATTAATTCGGCTATAGATAATATTAGAAATGCGGAATCAGAATTAAATCAATCTATAGGGCAAGCTTCAGCGCTGGATGACACTCTCAACGGCACCATCCAATCAGCGGAGCAAGTAAAAGATGCTCTATGCTACCGCATAGAGACGGCTGGCACGGCTAAGACACAGCTTGACGATAGTATATCATCAGCGAGCACATCTAAATCGGAGCTGGACAACAGCATAGCTCAAGCTGGTACCGCCAAAAATGAACTGGATGGAAGTATAGCACAGGCTGGCACCGTCAAAGGTGAGCTGGATAGCTCGATAGCCACAGCGGGGCAGACAAAGACTGCATTAGATGAGTCTATTGCTACTGGTGATTTGGTGGCTTTCAGATACGATTTTGAGTCGCATTTGAATGATTATGCGACTTACAAAGATAGTAACAATCTAAAAGTCGCCAAGGTAGAAAAAGAGCTAAACGACTATAAGGCTACTATGCAACAAGTAAACATAAATCAAGAGCCTAAGCAAAAAGCTACTGGCTATGGGGTCGTGAATCTACCAAAGAACGCAGCTAATGGGCAAGTTAGTGTTAGTGTGAAAGGAAACACAGAAACAGATGAAGAAGGCAACACTAAATCTACAATTAGCGCAGGTAGATTTAGGTCGGTTGGGAAGAATTTGTTTAATCCATATAGTAATATGACAACGCTGGGAAACCCGAATATTACAAGGCTTCCTGACGGAATACAAATTATTTCAACCAAGGCTAATACCTGGACTCAAGTCGATTTTAAGAATATCAAATTGAAGCCAAACACAACGTACTATCTTAATTATAATGCTGAAGTGATAGATTTTGGATTTAATTTTGTATATGTGTATTATGCTGGTACAACTACAACTATTCGTATAAATAAAGGCAGTTTTATATCTCCTGCAGATGGGCTTATTGATATTCGGTTTTATAGTACAAAAAATACCGTCAGTGCTGGTTCTGGTATGAAATATACAAATATTCAACTAGAAGAGGGTACAACCGCAACCGCATACGAACCCTACAGAGAATCTAATGCCTACATCATAGCCAAAGGCCCTGAAGCTGGTGAGATTTTAGAGTTGAGAAGTTTGCCAAATGGCGTTAAAGATGAAATTAACGTAACAGATAGAAAGCTAATCAAACGAATAGGAGAAAAATCTAATATAGCTAATGGAACGGTAATAGATTTTGCAGACATGGCAGAAGGCGGAACATATTATGCATGGAATGAAGATGGCGAAACTGAAACTGGTATCAAAGGTGATACTTTAGGAATCGACGCAACTACACTAATTTATCAGTTAGCGGAACCAGTGGAGATACCCGTGCAAGTAAGTGGTACTTTATTGAGCTATCCGAGCGGGACGGTGTATGTAGAAAATGTTGTGGCAGATGCTGGGCTGTATAGTGATGGAATAATCGTACTGCATCAGGACTTGCCTATTAAGTCTATTGAGAAAATTAGCAAGATAGATTATGAGACTGGACTGGAGACTATTCTTGATGCTAGTAAGGCGGTTATTGCTAGTGATAAGCTTAGCTTTACTCATCCTGACTTATCAGAAGGTGACATAGTATTTTTCGAGTATGAATATGACTTAGAAAGTACGCAAGGCGAAACGGAAATAGAGTATTACGATAGTAGATACGTTATCAAGGATTCAGTAACAGATAAGTTTTATAAGTGGAACATAGTAGTAGCCAATGGACAACCCTCAATAGAATTGGTGGAGGTGTAGCTATGAATGAGGTTTTAATAAATGCTTTAGTTGCTAGGATAAAGGCAGGACAGATGACGATAGAGCAAGTGCCTATACCATACCAGGAAGAGATACGAATACGGTTGGAGCAACAAGCCCAGTAGGGCTTTTTTATTTTTGCATGAGAGGACGATGCATATGGAAGCAAAAGAGACAAAGGAATGGTACGACAATAAAGCGCTTTTCGAGATGCTACAAGATTTTAAAGAAGATGTGCTGGAACTACGCAAGGAAATGGCTGAAACAAGAACAATTATAAGGAACTATAATGGGTTGCGGGAAAAAGTTGAGGATACAGCGGGCAAAGTGAACACACTCATGTGGCTCATGCCAGTTGCGATTGCAGGCATGGGCTTAATTTTTGCGATTTTGAACTACATAAGGAGGTGATTTTGTGGCCGTAAAAGTTAAATACATGACCCAAAACGACTGCTATAAGGCAGGCAGAAAAATCACACCTAAAGGCATCATGGTACATTCTACAGCTGTGCCTGGTGTTATGGCGGCTGATTGGTATTCTAGATGGAACAGGTCAGGTATAAGCAAGTGCGTTCATGCTTTTCTTGATGACAAGGAGATATATCAGTATCTACCTTGGAATCATAGGGGTTGGCATGCTGGAGGAGCTGCTAATAACACGCATATTGGCTTTGAGATATGTGAGCCAAAAAATCTAAATGACAAAGCATATTTTGAAAAAGTCTGGAATAATGCAGTAGAATTGACAGTTATGCTATGTAAAAAATATGGACTTACTGAAAAGGATGTAATAGGTCACTATGAAGGTTATAGACTAGGCATAGCCAGTAATAGTGCGGATCCATCACACTGGTTTCCCAAGCATGGGAAAACTATGGATGATTTTAGGCTAGAAGTAAAGAAAAGATTAGGAGGGGACAATGTGGCATTATTAAGAAAAGGAAGTAGAGGAGCAGACGTTAAGAAGCTCCAACAGAATTTAAATTCACTAGGCTATAACGTAGGCACAGCTGACGGAATATTCGGGTCGAAAACTGAAGCAGGTGTGAAAGCCTTCCAAAAAGCAAATGGTCTAGCAGTAGACGGAATAGCAGGTCCTAAAACATTGAGTAAGATTGAGGAACTGCTAAAAACCAAATCTTCTACATCATCTACAGACTATAAAAAGTTGTACGAGGACATGAAGAAAAAGTATAACGAGGCTAAAAAGAAACTGGATGAAATTAAGAAAATCGTGGGATAAACAAGGAGGGTATTAAGTGTGGAGATTCTCGAATATATTATTAATGAAGCACTTATCATTATTCCTGTGTTGTGGATCTTAGGGAGCTTTTTGAAGCGGACCCCAAAAGTGCAGGATTGGACTATACCCTGGGTACTGCTGGCGGTAGGCATCCTTGCAGCTCTCGGCATCATAGGACTTACAGTTGATGCGGCAATCCAGGGTGTTCTGGTAGCAGGAGCCGCAGTGCTTGGGCATCAGTTGCTTAAACAGACAACCGAAAGAAAATAACACGATTAGCGGATAAGCCCGGGGAAACCCGGGCTTTTTTTATTTGTTGAAAAATAATTATTTTTTTGCTTTTATATGTTGACATAGTGTGCACACTGTGATATAATATAACCAAGAAATAAATAAGGAAAGGAGGATTAAGATGACAGCAAGCGAGATGATTAAAAAATACAGACTGACATTAGCAAAACGAAACGGCGAAGATGCAATAAGGGTAGGAAAGAAGGTCTCAAAAGCAACAATCGAAGAAATAAGGAAAGCAAAACCCGAAATCATAGCAGAACTCAAGAGAAGAGAAACTGAGAAGAAAGCCGCATACGAAGCAAGGCAGGCAAAGATAAATGCAATCGAAGGGTTGAAAGAGTTGCAGAGAGCAATAGCCGCAGAAGAAGCCTACAGGGAAGCCCTGAATGATATGATGGAAGATGAATACAACGACGGGGCAAGGCCGCCGAAGAAGCCAGAAATAAGCGTAAAAGAACTCAAAGGAAAATACCCAAGAGCTGCCGCCTACCTAAAAGCCGAAAGTTGGAGCATGGCAAGTAACTACATAAAGGCAGGCGCAGGGCAGAAGGCAAAAGAAAGAATCATCAACGGCGAAGATTACATCCAAGTAATAGCCGAAATGGAAAAAGAATGGCTTGACTACTGCAAAGAGAGAATGTGGGATTAACAGAAGAAAATGGAATGAAAGAGGTGATAAAATGAATGATGCAAGATTTGTAGTACGGGAAACAAAGGCGGAATTGAAAAAGCTGGACCGGGCTTTAAGCGTCATGGGTTACAGCAGCAGAGCCGACTGGTACAGAGAAAAGAAAAGGGAAATCATCAGGGAAGCAGAGAAAAAGGAGGTGAAAAACCATGTTTAGAGTAGCATGAAATGCCGACTGGCATTGACATCGAGGACATCATGCCGGAAAAGGACAAAAAAAAGAACGGCTTGAAAGCCGCACTAATACCAACTCCATTGTATCACTGATGCAGTGGAGTGTCAAGAAAGGATGATTACATGAAGATTCTCAATCTCACACTTCAGAATTTCAAAGGAATTCGTTATTTCAGACTTGATACACAAGGCAAAGACACGAACATATACGGTGACAACGCCGCAGGCAAAACCACGCTGTTTGACGCCTTCACATGGCTCATGTTCGGCAAGGACAGTCTGAACCGGTCTGACTTTGAAATCAAAACACTGGGCTCAGATGGCGAACCTGAACATGGGCTTGAGCATGCAGTTGAGGCAATACTTGAGCTTGAGGACGGGCAGCAAATAACTCTGAAAAAAGTATATAAGGAGAAGTGGACAAAGAAACGCGGATCGGCTACAGCCGAATTTACCGGGCACACGACTGATCACTTCATAGACGGGATACCGGTGAGAAAAAAGGAGTATGACGAAAAGATTGCCGAGATTGCAGATGAAGAAATTTTCCGGTTGCTTACGGACCCCAGGTATTTCAACGAGGTACTGCACTGGCAGAAGCGCCGGGAATTGCTGCTGGAAGTATGCGGCGATGTATCGGATGCGGAGGTTATCGCAAGCAAGCCAGAGTTGTCAAAGCTGGCTGACATCCTAGACAACCGTACCATAGAGCAGCACAGGAAGGTCATACAGGCAAGGCGCGTGGAAATCAACAAGGAACTCTTAAAAATCCCGGTCAGGATAGACGAAGCCGAGTACAACCTGCCGAGAGTGGACGACATCACAAGTCCGGAAACATTACCTGATGATATTGCCAAACTCCGGGAAGAGCTCAAGAGAAAGCAGGAAGAGCTTGCACAAGCCAGAGCCGGCGGGCAGGTGGCGGAGAAAACGAAGGAGCTAAGGCTGCTGGAAGGCCAGATCCTAAGCCTGAAGAACAAGCACAGTGAGGTACTGGATGATAAAGTCAGCGACAAGCGGCGGGATCTCCAAAAACTACAATTAGAAATAAACGATCTGAAAAGTACTATCGAAATCAAAAGTCGGACCATTCACCATAACATTTCTATTATCACATCATATGACGAAAAGATGGAAAGGCTCCGTCAGGAGTGGCATTCAGTAAACAGTACAGAGTTTATTTTCGAGCAGGACGACACTTGCCCGACATGTGGACAAGCTTTGCCTGAAGAAAAGCTCCAGGAAGCACGGGACAAAGCCCTAGCGCAGTTTAATAAGTCCAAAGCAGACAAGCTTGAAGACATCAACTCCGAGGGCAAGCGCCTCAAGGAAATGAAAACGTCCCTGGAAGAAAATCTTGAAATTATGGGGCGGGAAATCGAGAAGGCAAAAGCTGAACTAGCCGAACTCGAGCAGAAAGAGGCTGCCATAAAAGCCGAAATCGACAACATTATGCAGGGGGCGGAGCCAGTGGAAAGCACGGAGGCATATCGCAAGCTGCAAGAGCGAATCCAGGCCGTCCGGAGCGAGATCGAAACGATGCAGGAAAACAATGACGCTGCAGTCAGGGCCATACAGGAAGAGGTCTATTTCCTGACCGACGCAGTCACAGCCCTAGAACAGGCTCAAGCAAGGTTAGAAGCTCGGAAGAACGGCCTGAAGCGCATCAAGGAACTCAAAGCAGAAGAGCGGAAGCTGGCTGCGGAGTTTGAGGAACTCGAACGACAGCTCTACATGACCGAGGAATTCATCCGAACAAAGGTCCGGATGCTTGAGGATAAAATCAACAGCAAATTTAAGATGGCAAGGTTCAAATTGTTCGATATTCAGGTCAATGGAGCGCTTGCTGAATGTTGCGAAACCACATTCAATGGCGTGCCTTACAGCAACCTGAACAACGGTGCAAGACTTAATATCGGTCTTGACATCATTAATACGCTAGCTGAGCACTATGGTTTTGCACCGCCGGTCTGGCTTGACAATGCAGAGAGTGTGACCAACATATTGCCGACTAAGGGTCAGCAAATAAGGCTGATTGTTTCGGCTCCGGATAAAAAGCTCAGAGTTGAACTTGAGGAAAAAGAAGTTTTGAAGGAGGTCATATAAGATGGCAACTGCAACCGTTGGAAAAACCACTGACAAGGGAAACGTGCTTGCCTTGGTAAAAAAGGACACCGTAGACATAGTAGCCGCAAAGGTCCGGGAATTCCAGGAAAGAGGTGAGCTCCATTTTCCGCCGAATTACAGCCCGGAAAACGCAATGAAAGCTGCTTGGTTGAAGCTGCAGGAAACAACAGACAGGAACGGCAAGCCTGCACTGCAGGTCTGCACTAAAGACAGCATAGCAAACGCGCTGCTCAAAATGGTTGTATACGGCCTGACACCGCTCAAGGACCAGGGCTATTTCATCGTATATGGCAACAAGCTCACGTGGCAAAACTCGTACTTTGGAAATATAGCCCTTTGGAAAAGAGCCACAGGTTCGGATAAGGATCCGGTTGCTGTAGTGGTATATGAAGGCGATGAATTCGAGTACGAAATTGTTGATGGAGAAATCAAGATATTGAGGCATAAGCAAAACATAGCCAACGTCAAGCCAGATAAGATTATCGCTGCATACGCAATCCTGACATATCCGGACGGAGAAAAGAAAATCACCCTGATGACTATGGATGAGATCAGGGCAGCATGGAACCAGGGGCAGACCAAAGGTAAGAGCCCGGCCCATACCAATTTCCCGGCTGAGATGGCAAAGAAAACAGTCATCAACCGGGCATGCAAGATAGCTATAAAATCTTCTGACGACAGCAGCTTAAAACTCATAAAAGAGGTCATGGCCGCCAACGAAGAAGAACTTGCTGAAGCTGCAATTGAAGCTGAGATAGCTGAAAATGCTAATCAGGAAACGATTGATGTTGAATTCGAGGTACAAGATAGTGTAGAAACTTCCCAACCAGAGCAACAGGGAAAACCTGAAGAGCCTGAAGGTCAGCCGAAGGAAGAGAAAAAATCACAACAGACTAAAAAGCAGGCCAAGCAGGAAGCACAGCAAACAATATTTGAAGGGCCTGGGTTCTGATGATTGAGATAGCCCCCATAGCCTCCGGGAGTAAGGGGAACTGCTATCGCATTGACGATGGCAGGACCCCGCTCCTTCTGGAGTGCGGGATACCATATAAAGAAATACAGAAGAGGCTGAACTTTCGAATATCTGAGATAGTAGCATGTTTGATTTCCCACGAACATCAGGACCACAGCAAATCGGTTAAGGATCTTATGAAGGTTGGTATTGATTGTTACATGAGTAAAGGCACAGCCGAAGCCCTGGATGTTTCCGGACACAGGCTTCACATCATCAAAACAAGGCAGCAGTTTAAACTCGGCACATGGACGATATTACCCTTTGATACACAGCATGATGCGGCGGAATCGCTCGGATTCCTCCTGGCGAACCAAGACGGGGAGAAGCTGCTTTATGCGACGGATACATATTACATCCGGTACCGGTTTCGGGGGCTTACACATATAGCCGTAGAGTGCAACTACAGCCTGGATATCCTCAAACGAAATGTGGAAGCCGGAGCCGTGCCGAAGGAGATGAAAAGCAGGTTACTCAAGAGTCATTTTAGCCTGGAGAATGTGAAGAGGTTTTTACAGGCAAACGACCTTAGCAAAGTACAGGAAATCTGGCTGCTGCACTTAAGCGATGTAAACTCGGATGAAGCCAGGTTCAAGAGAGAGATCCAGGAACTCACTGGTAAGATGGTTTTTATAGCATAAAAATGGGCGGCGGCGTGGTGGGAACACGCTGAGGGAACTGCCCCCATAGGTCAAGTCCTGAATAGGTAGGCTACTTTTCGGTAAAGTGATGGCGCCCATCCCGTGGCTTTGGCGTAAAGAGGCGCTGACGCCAAGGCAAACCGATCCGGTTCAAATCCGGACCGCCCTAACCAAAGAAAGCGAGGTTATAACATGGGAGGTTTAATAACTGATAAAAACGGCCGCGTTATAGGTCATATAAGTTCACCGGATAGATTAACAGAAAAAATCATTGAATTTTGGGAAAAAGAATGTGGCACAGAGCTACGCTGTTCAAAGTGTGGCAGAAGGCTTCAGCCTGGTGACCAGAAAGACCATCACTGGCCGTATTTCGATGATCATAACCGTTGCAGAAAGTGTTTGGGAGAAGATAATAGCTGAACCCGTTAGCCCCGGTGCCGATGATCCTGGGTTACCGGTTGGTGTGAGGCCCGGGGCGTTATGTATAGATGATGAGAATATATGTGATTATTAAAACAGCCTGGTCCAGTGGCTTGTGCCAGCCGGGGCCGCTGGGGAGGCTGGGAGGGTGGAAATAGATGCTTACACACTTTAGTTTATTTTCTGGAATAGGGGGCATTGACCTTGCGGCTGAATGGGCGGGGTTTACAACAGTTGGACAAGTTGAGTGGGCTGATTATCCCACGAAGGTACTAGAAAAGCATTGGCCTGATGTGCCGAGATGGGGGGATATACGAACCGTTACAAAGGAGAGTTTTTATGAAAAAACAGGATTACGAACAGTTGACCTTATTTCGGGAGGATTCCCGTGTCAACCCTATAGTGTTGCCGGAAAGCGAAAAGGTAAAGAGGACGAACGGGACATGTGGCCGGAAATGTTTAGGATTGTTAGAGAAATCAGGCCAACTTGGGTGCTTGGAGAAAATGTCCCCGGATTGCTTACCGCAAATAATGGAATGCGAATATTGGAAATCAAGAAAGATATGGAAACGGAAAACTACAAAACAAGGTTTATCTTATCTCCAGCAAGTAACTATGGTGCAGCTTTTGAGGGGAAACGGTTATTCATCATTGCCACGTCCCAGGGTTGCGGACACGGAAGGTGCGCCAGTCAAAAACTCCGAGAATTTGAATGGAAGCTGGTCGAGGAAGAACCGCAAAGGCGTAAGGCATGGGGTGAAGTTGAAAGATGTATTGTTCAAACTATACGGCATCAAGAAACCCTGCCCGGAAATTTACGAAGCGATTATGGGCTTCCCGATTGGTTGGACAGACTTAAATGCTTAGGTAATGCAGTAGTGCCACAACAGGTGTATCCGATATTAAAAGCTATTGCGGAGATTGAAAGGGGGGTGAATAACAATGTTTAAAAAGGTATGCCCGCAGTGTAGACAGGCATCCTATAGTGCAAGCGAGTTTGGCTTATGGATTTGCCCGCACTGTGAAACAAGCTTGCGGTATATTCCAGCAGAGCCGGCAGAGAAAAATGACGACATCGCAGAGTGCTTTTGGTGCGATGGGCGCATGGCACGGCTCAAAGACGGGGCTATATGTAGCGAATGTGGATGGGTACACAAAAAAGAAAGAAAGTGAGGTTAATAACTTATGATTGAAAAAATTTACAAAAACAAATACATGGCAACATGCGATAACTGCGGAACGGGGCAAGAATGCGACAGTTGGGCTGATGTGATGGACTTCATGAACTATGAAGGCTGGAAAAAAAGATTGATTGACGGGGAATGGAAACATTATTGTCCGGAGTGTCAGGAAAGCGGGGTGAAACGGGATGGCTAAAGCAATATTGGAGTTGGAGATGCCAAGGAATTGTGAAAACTGTCCATTAAAATGCTATCTTGATTACAGTGAACGTAATTATCCCTGGGAAGATTATGTATGCACTATAATAGGTAAAGGTATTGCAGACAAAGGCAGGCACTCAGACTGCCCGCTGAAGCCGGTGGAGAGAGGTTAGAAATGGAGGTGAAAGAACCATGATGCATAAGGTGCTATTCACGCACAGCGACAAGAATCGCTCACACATAGGCAGAGCGAAAGTACTCAAAGGAAAAGAAGTGTACCGACACCCTGAAGGACGGTATATAGTGCTAGAGTTTCAGGGGAAGTTAGGGAAGTTCAGGGAGGCTTTTTGGCCGGAGGATATTATAAAAGATAAGTTGTTTTTGTGAGGGCGGAGGGGGTTGAAATGGCTCAAGAATCAAGATATTCAAAGGTTTTTGTGAAAATTTGGCACTCGAAAGACTTTAGGGCGTTGTCTGAAGAAGGCAAGATGCTCTTTCTATACCTGCTCACCTCTCCGCATCGTAATATGGGTGGATTCTATTATCTACCATTTCCTTACCTTTGTTTTGATATAGGCCTTGATGAAAACAGAGTTGCCAGAGCCTTTGAAGAATTAGAAGGCAGAGGCATGGCAGTATATGACAATGATTCTCAAGTAGTTCTCATAAAAAAATGGTTTTGCTACAACCCGATAGAGAATGAAAACCAAGCCAAAGGCTTAAACAAACAATTAGCCGAGGTGCCTAAAAGCAGGTTATTCGAACCCTTTATTGACTGTATAAAAAAGCATTGTAAATACACAGAAACCATTCTCAAAGGGTTTGACATACCCTTTCGAAACCCTTCCGAAACCCTTTCGAAACCCTTTGCCAAACCAGGAACAGGAACAGGAACAGGAACAGGAACAGGAACAGGAACAGAAGATAGTCCGAACCCTCCAGGTCCGGACGCTTTGCAGGCGCCTCAAAAGGAACATGAGGAAAATGAACTTATAGCATCCTCTGACAATAGCAAAAAAGAGCCTAAATACACAGAAGACGACCCACCTTATCGTGCGGCTGTATATCTACGCAATCGCATACTTGACAACAATCCAAGGGCCAGGGTACCCAAAGACAGCCCTGAGGATTCACTCATGCAAAAATGGGCTCAGGAGATGGACAGACTTAACCGTTTAGGTCCACCTGGAGGAAGTCAGGGCTATAGCTGGCAAGAGATCCGGGATTTAATTGACTTTTCCCAGGATGATGATTTCTGGCGGGCAAATATTCTTTCTGCTGGCAAATTGCGCGAGAAGTGCGTCCAACTTGAAAATAAAATGCGCAGAGTTGGCTTTCAATCCAGGGGGCATCCGACCATGTCCAGCAATGTGGCTAATGCTCTTAGGTTGGTGGAGAAATATGAGCAAGAGGAGAGTGGTTCTCCATGACCAAAAGCGAAGTAGCAAAGCTTTTGGCTGTGATTGCTGCGGCATATCCAAAATTTGAGGTAGATGATATAAAAGTACAAGTATGGCATGAAATGCTGGGTGATTTGGAGTATAAAATGGCCAGCCTGGCCATAAAAAAACTCATCCTAGAAAGCACTTTCCCGCCGTCTATTGCAGAGGTACGCAAGGTAGCTGTCGAGATACAAAATCCGGGACAGACAGACGGAACCCAGGCATGGGGAGAGGTAATCAAGGCTATCCGAAATTTTGGCCATTACCGGGAAGAAGAAGCCTTGGCCAGCATGTCTCCAAGGACAGCATATGTGGTGAAATGTATGGGCTGGAGAGAAATATGCATGGCAGAAGAGTCAGGGGTTATTCGTGGCCAATTCCTTAAGATGTACCAGCAGGTAGCCGAGAGAGAACAAAAAGAGCAGTTACTACCTCCGGCTATGCGAAGAGAAATAAAACAGATTGCACAGCTTTGACTACCGGAAAGTGATGAGCGGGATAACCTGCAAAATTAAGTTGGAGGGATAGGAATGAGTGCAGATACATGCGTATCATGCGGTGAACAGATCCCGGAAGGCCGGCAGGTATGTCCAGGTTGCGAACTAACTAGACCGAAAGAATTAGTACAAATCATGTCTAAAAAGACAGATACGATAGTTATACCCGGAGAGTTACCAGACCTGAATCAGATTATAGCTGAATCAAAAAATCATTGGGGCAATTACAGCAGTCTTAAAAAAGCAAACACACAATTAGTTGCATTTTGCACCAAGAGAGATACAAAGAGAAAATACAACAAAATAGACCTAGAGATAACTTGGTACTGCAAAGACAGACGTAAGGACAAGGACAACATTATGGCTGGGACTAAGTTTATCTTAGACGGATTGGTGCAGGCAGGCGTAATACAAAATGATGGTTGGGCTAATGTAGGGGATATTCGGCATAAGTTTGATGTAGATAAACAGGAGCCGAGAATAGAGGTAAAAATAACGGAGGTGAGCTGAGCATGAGTTCTGCAGGCGAACAGCTAACTATATTCGGATTAATAAGTCCAGATGATAGGTTCTGTTAGGGGTTAACGCTTTCGAGGATAAATACCATGTCTATGGCATTGTATGGGGGAGAGATGATGAGATACACAAAGATTAATCGGGTTGAATACGAGGGCTTTATAACTATCGGAGAATACACTCTAAAAAAAGATCCGGAAACGTTTAAACAGCTACAAAGAACGTACTTAATGAAGCATGATATAGGACAATATCTATCAAAGCAGATGGATGAATCATGGCCAATACTGGCGACATTTCAAGCAAAGCAGCTCATGACCGAGCGGCCCAAACCTGGGCGTGGCGGACTATTGCCCTTGGAAACCGAGGCAGATTTATGGGGAGATAAACGAGGATGATTAAGAGCTGCTCAACATAGAGAGGGGAAGATTGATGAGGATAGAGCGAAGAGTATTTAGATACGTAGAGTACGAACTATACAATTACGATAACACAAAAAAGGAACTAGAGAGATGCCGGGAGGAAATCCTCGAAAGTTCACCGATGCCACCGGAGGTAAAAGTTCAATCGGGCCTAGGAGATCCAACCGCCAAGAAGGTGGAAAAGCTTTTGACTACAACCTATATAGCCAGGGCGGAGCAAACCGTGAACGCAATCGAAAAAAGTCTGGATATGTTGACGGATGTGCATAGGAGGCTGTTTAAGCTCAAATACCGGGACTGCCTTCCCTGGCAGGAAGTAACCCTTGAACTTGAAATATCAGATAGGACGTACTTCCGGGTCCGGAGGGAATTAGTAGCGATGGTAGCACAGCAGTTGGGATTAATAAATATGGAGTAGAGTATGGCAGAAAAATGGCAATCCGTGAAGTGCTTTGTATGTTATAATGGTAGCGTGAAATAGTGTATATTCTATTTGTTCGGTTTTCTTATGCTATACTTAAGGATGTTTGCTTAAAAAAAATGGCAGTAATATGGCAGGAATGAGAGTACTTTATGATTTATAATATATAATGAAGCGAAGCCTCAATACAAGAAAATCTTAAAGAATTTATAACGAGTATATGTTTAATCAATAGCGGAGAAAAGCACCTGGTTAGCGGACCAAGTGCTTTTTTCTATGCAAAAAGGAGCGTG